AAGCCTTTTATCAGTGTCTGCATCCATGATTCATTAAGGCGCATCTGGCCATGTGATGGTCCAAGGGAATCCAGACTGGCCAGTTACATCACGCAGCGCCTGGCGATAAGTTGCCCAGGCTGCATCCAATGTTGTTGCAGTCTCAGCAGCCTTGATGACGCGCCAGTCGCATTCGGCCAGCTTGGTGTCGCGTGTGGTGCGCACAGACTTAGCCTGTTCAGCATCTTTAGTGGCTTTATATGCAGCCTCATTCTCGGCAGCAGTCTTGGCTGGCTCTGTCTCAGTGGCAGCTGTATCGGTAAACACTGGGCCTAAGATGTGCTTTGTGTACCACTTACCATCTACTTGCTCAACACCAGAGGCTTGAGAGTATTGGTAAACAGTACCACCTGTAGCTTGTGGGCCTTCAAAGACTACATCAGCACCCAAAGCCTCTAAGACTTCAGTTGTTGTTATGTCCCATGATGGGCCACCATTGGCTTTTGTGTATGCACGAAACTCTGCTTCGTACATTACTTGTCCTGTTTGTGTTCGTATTTGCATGATTTTTCCTTATGCGATTGCCAAGAATATGAATGTGCCAGCACTTGCATTGATAGCGGCTGGCGCTGTACTGGTGATTTCAAACCCTGCGCTGTATGTGTCTACATAGTCGGTGTTAGTTACTTCAGCGGCTTGGGTGTTTATGAGCAAGTAGGGGTCATCACCAGCAACTATTCCTCGTGCTGAGTCCCACAAATACCAATCACCCGTTGAGTCTGTGCGCTTGATGAGTACAAACCTTGCACCACCTGTGAAGCCACAATCAATTTGAAGCGTAGTTCCTGTTCCTGTGTATGAGCCTACTTTGGAAACACCAGCGCAGGTTGCAAATAGGTAGGCAACATAGGTTACGCCTGACCCATTTACATTGTTATATGTGCCAACAGTAAATACAGAACTTGTTGGAGTTACACCCGCAAATCCTCCTACATCAGATACTGCGGCAAAATCACCTTCGCCTGTAAAAAACAATTTAAGATATTTAGACGCAGTAATTGTTGCGTTGTAAACAAGGCCGCCATTAGCCGCACTTCGGCTTTTAACAAATATAAGTTGTGGCACTGCCCCAAGGTTGTGAGAAATATTTTGTTGTGTTCCCGTTCCTGTATAGCAACAAACATCAAAGAAGCTAGGGGCACGTTTAAAAGCATGAAAAACGTAATTTACTGATGTCGAGTTTTCAAATCTTACTGTTCCATTACCAGTTTGCCAACCACTCATCTGGGGTAGACTATACGAGTCTAATTGCTCATCTGAACTGGAATGTGTAAAATTATCTGGCCCGGGATTTACAAACAGGCCACGCAATCTATCCCCTACTCTTCTTGAACTATTAGACCTAGTATCTGTCCAGATCATATCTGGTGGAAATCCTGTACTGATAACACGAGTGTTAGAGTTATCTCCAGTGTATGTTACAGGCGCAAACACACTAGTCCCACTCGTAGGCACTTTCATCGGGCCTCTGCGAATGGCTATGTAGATGTAGGTAAAACCACTATCATTAATTCCAGCGGGTGCAGTACCCAAAATAAAACCTGTTGCAGTAGGCGATATATATTCACCGCCACCTTCTGCTCCTGAAGTATTTGCTCGTAAAACCGCATCGTTTGAGCCAACAGGCATACCACGCATATTGTCAAACATTAGCCAATCATTGCCTGACCCAGACGCTTCTTTAATCATTACCCATTGTGGTTCATAACCTAAAGTTACAGTAACTGGAGAGCCTGTTCCAGCATAAGACCCACACGAAATCACATTGTCTGTACCAGTTAGGCCAAAGCCTCCTGCGTTGCTTGCAAACAAATATGCAACAAACGTGTTTCCTGAACCGTTGGTGCTTCCGCTTGTACCAACAGTAAATTGAGTGCCTGTTGGTGCTGTGTTATCCCAAAGGCTCGAGGCTGAACCAACTGCGTCTGTGGCATTTAGACGTAGGTATTTGTCAGCACCGCCTAGTGATGAGTGATAAACAGGCCAAATAGACGTATCGTTTAACTTTTTAACAATAATACAAGCGGGTGTTGAACCTAAATTGTGAGCAATGTTTTGAGCAGATGCCGTCCCCGTATACGTCACAACATCAAAGAACTTTGGTTGCTTGCGGAATGTCCATGAGGCGTAGTTATAACCAGTAGCATTACATCGAATAAAGTCACCCAAAGAAAATCCAGTAGTGCCAAACGAAGTTAAACCATTTGCATAAGTTTCTTCAGCATCTGTTGCGTTTGATTGCAAACTTTTTGTTACACCACGGGCTGTGTCATATAGTTGATGCCTTAAAGAACTACCAGTAGTCCTGTCTTTAATCCAAACTAATCCACCTTTGGTAGATAAATCAATACCATTGGTAATAGTTTGCGTAGAACTATTTCCTGAGTAGAGCCACGTTTGGAAAACTTCCTCTATATACGCTGGCACAACAGGAACACCGCCACCAAAGGCATCGTAACTAGCCGCACCAGAAGTTGCTTGTAATGGCATGGTTTAAGCCTTAAATTGTGTGTTACTTGCCAAGACTGTGAAAGTCGCACTACCTGTTTTCAAAATTAGGAAGCGGTAACTGTCTATTCCACTTGCATTACCCGCAGTAGGCGCACCACCTAACCACCTTGTCGTAACTCCTGATGTAGTGCCATCAACTTGCACAGCAGAATTGTAGTAAGCAGTAGAACCTTGAGTCACCAAGAAAGCCACAGTCATTGATTGACCTGTACTCATCAAAGTATCTAGTGAAGTACCGCTAGAGCCTCTAAAGTTAACTGTCCAGTTAGCAGATGCGTTACTTGTGTAGTACAAAACAGATTGAGTTGTAATGTCGTAAGCAATCGTGCCAGTTGCCGCAGTAGCCGATACTGTAGCTACCTCTGCTGCATCGTTTAAAACAATGGCAGTTTTGCTGCTAGAGCCAGAAAAGGTGTTTGTGCCTGTAAATGTTTGATCTGCTGAAAGCACAGCATCACCAGCAGCTGGGGCTGCAAAACCTAATGTGCCAGAGCCGTTTGTCTTCAAAACAAAATTGGCCGTGCTGTCAGCTGTGGGCAATGTGAATGCCGTGACAAAGCTCTGCAAGTTGGAGTCATAGGCCAGCACATCAGTGCCAATGGCCAAGCCAAGTGCTGTCCTGGCTGCTGATGCCGTAGCGCCACCCGTGCCACCTTTTGTGACCTTTAGCACTGGGCCTGCATCAAACAATGCGTCAATGCTATCTAGGTCAGAATTGATCTTCGTTCCCCAGCTGTCGGTGGATGCACCGACTTCTGGTTTGGTCAGCAATAGATTCGTGGTGGTTGTATCAGCCATTTTTCACCTCATGCGGCAATTTGCCAAGATTCACTATTATCAGCAATTGGAGTCCAAGTTTCACTTGAATCACTAATTGCAGTCCATGTTTCTGACTGGTCAGAGATTGGGGTCCATGTTTCTGAATTATCAGAGATCGCACCCCAAGATTCTGCCGTGTCACTTTCTGCTTCCCATTTTAGTCTTGCATTGACCGCCATGGATGATGTTTCTGTGAATGCAATTGCACCAGGCTGCCTGCGCTGCGCATTTACCACCATGACGCTTGTGCCAGTCACAGCAAAGCCAGAATTGCCAATGATGCTGGTGGACACTGTCAGTGTCGATGTGTCAGTGATAGTGGCCGCGCCAATGGCGTATCTTAGACCAGCCACCGCCATGGTGCTAGTGTCGCTGATGGCGGCTGCGCCCACTGCATAGCGCACCCCTGCCACGGCCATGGTGCTGGTGTCGCTGATTGTGGCTGATGCAGTTGTGAGCCTATTGGCCGCCACGGCCATGGTGCTTGTGCCAGTGATGGCCATTGCCCCATCAAATATCTCATTGGCCTGCACAGTCATTGTGCTGGTGGCCGTGATTGCTATTGCAGCCGAGACATACCTGGTCGCAGCCACCGCCATAGTGGACTGGTCAAAAATCTCAAATTGTGTATTGGATACAGTAACACCAGCCACCGCCATGGTGCTTGTGTCTGAAATAATTACTTGAGGCTCAAACGTGCCTCTGGAGTAGTTGCCCTTGCCGTAGGAGCCGTAGCCGTAGCCTACCCTCGGATCAGAGTATTGGCCAACACCAAAATTCCCCGATCCATAGGCTGCCATATCAGGCCAATGTGATGCTCAAAGATGCGGCTGGAATGCGCAAGACATCACCATCATTGATGGTGCGCGCTGTGGTCAATGGCGCCCAGGCTAATAGATTGCCTGATGTACTTGCATCAAAAATGCCAGCCCAGCCGACTGATCCCCAGTTTCCACCGCTGGCAGCTGCAAACTCAATGGCCGCTGCATTGGTGAATGTCGTGGCCGTGCCAGAGCCTGAGATCGTGCCAGTGACCACCCGTGCGTAGGCGCTGCCAGACACCTCAGTGCCGCCACCCGTGTCGCTTGGGGCAGCCGTGAAAAGGCCAACATACCAGGCAGTGGGGCGCGTGGCCGTGTTCGTTGTAAATAGAAAATTTAAAACTAGGTTTTCGCTGTAATCTGTAAAAGATGACATATCAGTCCTTATCCAAAAGTCTTTGCACGGGTCAACAATGCACCACCAGAAGATGCACCACGATCATCGGCAGTTTGCGCGTCATTTAAGGCTCGCTCATACAGCGTTGCCCATGTCTGGATTCTCGCATCATCTTGCAAGTATGGGGCAGCCTGGAGCAATGCGCCATACAGATAAATGTCGGGACTTGAGGCCAAAAGCCAATTGCTTGAGACACTGCTTGATAACTTTGTCAACTTTGCGTAATAGGTCAGCTCGGTCGTGTAGTTACTGTCTGGTGTCGGGACAATTCTAAATTGGCCACCGACCACACCAAAGAATTTGGGCTTGCCGCTGGCCGTGTACTTGGTCATCTCATTGTCCAAGGCATCAATGCTCAAGAATGATAATGGTGTCTGGGGGTTTGTGCTTGTGAGTTTGAGGGATTTAACCTCCAAAAAGTCACTTGGCACAGCGCCATACTGCGCGTCAAAAGACGCATTGGCCCTGACAATCATTTGCCTGGTGCGCAGTGTTCTTTCAATTTGCGCTTCGGCCAGAGAGATAAAGTCAGGGATGGCCGTGGTCAGGTCCGACCGATTCAGCCAGTCACCAAT